TGGCAATCCTCGTCACGCAAGGTAGAGGTGACATCGTCGAAGGAGACTTCTCCCGATTCGATGGTACACAAACTGCTATCAGTGTGACCCTCAATGCTAGAGTCCTCATTCGTCTCTTCCCCGTTGAAGAGACTGATCGCATCCGTGAGCTAAAGTATGACCTATCCTTCTCAATGTTCCGTACAGAAAACGGTGTGCTATATAACACTCTTGATACCAATAAGAGTGGATCCGCAGACACGAGTACCACGAACTCAATCAATCACGCCTTCGCCCAATATTGCCACTTTAGGAATATGGGCTATTCCCCCGATCAAGCCTACGCAGCAATTGGTGCCGTAGCTGGGGACGATGGTGTGATGGCAACCCCCGATCCTTCTAACTACGAGAGAACATGTTCAGACCTCCAGTATGCTCTCAAATCAAATATCCGCAACAATGATGATACCATCTCCTTTTTAGGTAGGATTTACCCCAAGTTATTTGAGGGCAGCCCAGAATCGTTCTTTGATCCTGGCCGCGCCCTAGGAAAACTACACTTGGTGGCAAACTCCAACAAGAAAGAAGATCCCGGCATCCTAGCGTGCCAGAAATTGGCCGGATACATAGTCACAGACAAGAACAATTTTCTTGGCCATATCGCTTCACACATTTACAAACTTGTCAATCCAAAGAACAAGAGTGTGAAGATCGACTACAGATATGGACTAGAGGATTCAGACTTGCCCCCTATTGCGAACTATGATGACCTAATGAAGAATCCTAGACTGCCAATCTTCCAATGCTACACTTCCGATCCCGTTACCCTACTCGTTAGTGATGGCAAACATTACTCGATAGACCCGTCTGTGTCTTATCTCGCAAACCAGCTAAGCGTCCCCACTCATGTCATTTTAGAGTGGTATAAAGTCTTCCTAAAGACCTCCGACCCTTATGGTTTACCCCCTCTCCCCTTCATAGGACCGCCCCCCAGCCAACCAGATGTTTGCACTACAGTTATCCCTTTAGGTGTGCAACTAGGTCCTAAGATGGGTCCAGCACCGGACGTGCTCATTCCAATCAAACCCGTTTGTCGCCTCAACCACTATGGTGGTAAGTGCAAACGCGGTGATAAATGTCGGTTCATACACGACAAGAAGCTATACTGCATCGACTTCATCGCGCAGAAATGCACGCGTGGACCCGTATGCAAGTACCCTCACTGTCCCCTTTCAGGTGAGGTGTGAATGCACGTCCCTACCAGTCCTGAGAAGACGTTAAACTCATCCGTACCCCTGTTACGATAAACAAGGCGGCGGCCTCCAAGCCCTCCGTAAAGGGTGCGACCTTAACACGCTTAATCGCTCGCTAAAGTCAACAAAACATGAATCTTGAACCCGAGAATTCAGTTGCCAAACCCCTCACTAGACACGAACTTATTGCCAACCAGAGAGATGTCCAAAGATGCGAACTCAAATGGGCAAATATGATGGTAGACATGAACGCACCAGCCGTGAGAGCTCCTTCACTCTCACCCGACTATTGTGCCATTGCTAGCATCGTTAAGTCATTTGACATAGATGCATCAGTCGACCTGGAAAGCACCGTCGTAGTGACCCCCAATCCCCTCATACATGTGTTAACATCCAGCCATGTTACACTCACGCCCATCGCTGGGCCCCTATCTATTACATCCTTAGAAGGTGCACAACCCATAATTCCAACGGGACACGCTACCATTGAGAATGGTCGTGTTGAAGTGACCGCTGTTAATGGACTCCCCCTAGGCATAACTGCCTGGATCCCCGACCTGGGAGTCATTAACCCTGTCTTTTCCGGTTATGGTGGATTACCTTTCACCATGGCTGCCACTGGTACTGTCCGTGCCGTCTTTGCATGTAATAGACCAACCTACTGGCGCATGTACTCCATTAAAGGAGTCGTCACCACGTACCACACAACGCGCTACTCACACGCTAACAATCTCGCTGGTGGAAACGAAACCATTCCTGCTGGTGGATGTGATTATCTTGGAATCCAGGTTGTGAACGCTGCCGGTGTGCCCTACAGTATCCCTGTGGAGTACTCCTGCAACCTTGGTCTTGAGTCCGACCTTGCCACGATTCCAACATCAACACTCCAAACCAGCTACCGCGCTATCAGCTCAGAGTTACTGGACCTCGCCGACGTTACGCATGTACGCTGTACTGCTATTCAAATGTTGGTGACCGACCTAACTCCTGAGATTGATGCCGGTGGCGAAGGTGTTTTCGCGCGAACAAAGGCCTCTATCTTGTCCGCGACCACGACCCCCGCTTTAATGTCCTCTGTCAAGGCACTCCCCGAACAAAACATTTGGGGATCCTACAAATTAAAGCACGGTGGATATGTTACCTACTTCCCAGATGATGATTTTTCCTACGAGCCACGCCCTCCTGGACAACACACCTCTGAGAATGTGATTATCGCCTGCCTGTCATTCGCCAAGAATACAGGTAAAGCTCGAGTAATCGTCAGATCCGTATGGGAGTACTACACTCCCAAACAAGTCATTGACCGTAAGCTCAACTATTGCTGGACTGAATCCAGTCGTCAACTGTTCCAACTTTTGATGCGTCAACCAGCAACAAGTGAGAATGCTGCTCATTTGGCCCTTATAGCCGCGATCACAGCTGGCGCCGCAGCCGCTGTAACCTTCTATAATGACAACAAACAATGGATCGACCCACTCGCTAAAACCGGTTTCGACTATGTCTCTAAACGGCTCAACAGCAGCCCTAAAAATAAAAATAAAAACAAGAAGAAAGAGAGAAATGTCAACCCTCAACCCTTGACCAAGCAGGCTCAAGGCATT